TGGCTTCCGCGTTGACAGAGAAATGGACGGCTGGGGCGTCACTACAGATGACGGAGACTTCTTCTGCCCTGGCTCACCGTTTGAAGGCTGGCAAATGAAGGTTGCTGGGAGCGTAGGCAAAAATGACAATGGCCAAACAGGTATCGCAGGTGCAGTTTCAGACATCCAAAACTCTGGCTCCTCTCAGTGTGTATCTTGGAGCAGCGCAAGTCCCTATAACGGCGTAAGCGTTTCCCAAAGGTATTGTGTGCCAACAGCAGGGCAAGCACTCCATACCGACGTTACTCTCACCAACACAACTAGCTCTGCGATTAGCGATGTTTTCTTTGGTCGTGGATTTGACCCAGACAATGCAACTGGTTCTGGCTCAATGACATGTGCAGGTAGTACTGGTAATACAACAACTTTTCAATCATGCAATGCCGTAACTGGTCAAGGAGCAGAAGCGCAAGCAACAGCAAGATGGGGTAACGGTGCATTCATCGCTCTACAATCATTTGATGCTCGTGCTCGTGTAGCCAGACAAACTGGTGGATTCTCTTCTCCAGACCCTGCAGACATTTGGAATGCTGGAAACACTCTTGCAACAAGCGGAGCGTACCTTGGCAATATTGGAGAAATATACGCCGACGCTGGAATCTACGTAGCACTAAATGTTCCAACACTTGGTGCTGGTGCATCAACTTCTTTTCGTATTAGCTATGTGCTTTCAGCTGATGGAAATAACGCTCCAGTTCTAGGCGCACCAGTAGTAAGCGGCATTGGACAGACCTCTGCAACCGTTGCATCAACAGTGAACCCCAAGGGGTTCTCGACTACAGCAGAACTTGTTTACTCAACTGACTCAAGCTTTACTACTTCTAGTTCAGTATCAATGGGAACTTTCACGGGCTCCGATGAATTAGCAGCCAGTGCAGAAATTACTGGTCTTGATCCAAGCCAAACCTACTACGCAAAGATTGTTGCAACTAACGAAACTGGAACAACAGAGTCTGCTGTATTTGACTTTGACACACTTGCTGCTACTGCACCAATAGTTTCATCAGAGGAACCAACAGTAACTGTTGATGACGGCCCTGTAACACTTTCTGGAACGTTAAACCCTAATGGATTTAGTTCAACAGCAGTATTCCAGTACAGCACTACGGCTGACTTCTCTGGAACTGTCGTTGACATTCCGGTATCTGGAACATTTACTGGAACTTCGCTTTCAACTGTATCGACTGTTGTTTCTGGCTTGACTGGCTCAACCACTTATTACTTCAGGCTAAAAGTAACCAATGCTTCAGGTTCGGCGTATGGTTCAACTCTTTCGTTTGTCCCTAATGACATCCCTGCACCAACATCCCTAGTGGTAACAAGCCTTGAAGATACGACCGCAAACGGGACTCTTCGTTGGGCAATAACTCAAGCAAACGCTACTGCTGGCGGTATATACGACTCAATCACATTTAGCGTTGATGGAACGATAACTCTGGCTAGCGCACTGCCACAGATAACTCAAAATGTGACAATTACTGGTAACGGAAGAACGCAAACCATAATTGATGGAAATAACCTGTACCGAATATTTAACGTTCCATCTGGCAAGAGCCTTACGGTCTCTGACATGACCCTTAAACAAGGGCAAAATGTTTACGGTGGTCTTATTTACAACTCCCAAGGAACGGTTGTTGCAACAAACATTAGATTCACAGCAATGACTGGTGGTAGTGCTGTTTGGAATAATGCTGCTGGATCAACAGCAACATATACCAACTGTACATTTGACTACCTAAGTATTGGTATTGGTGGAGACCACGGCTCAACCCCACAACTTCCTGCTGGAGTTACAACATGGGCAGACCAAACGGATTCTGCTTTCCAAAACAAAACATATGTAAATAATTGCGTATTTAGCAATAACGGTTCTGGTATCAATACCCAGCGCTTTACAAAAGTGCAGAACTCAACATTTACAAATAACTCTTATGCAGTAAACATCCAAGGACTAAATCGTGGGCAGGTTCTAAATTCCACATTTACAAACAATGGAATTGGTGTTTATCACAACGGCTGGATTCCACCGACTTTCAACATGGGAACCGACAACCGTCTCATTAGTGGCAATACATTCACAACAAATGCAATCGCTATTTATCTTGACGACACATACAACAATGGTCAAAAGAACCAAAGTTGGTCAACAGTAACCGGCAACTCCTGGGATGCTTCAGGTGTTTGGATTCGTCACTATCAATGGAATGGAACGACCCAGGTTGAGGGAACTGCTCGCCCATACACAACTGGAACAGTGTTTACACAAAGTTCTAATACATTTCCAGACACAATTGGTGCCCCATCAAACCTAACAGTAACTGATACCGGCTCTGAAATCCTACTTGACTGGGATGCGCCAACTACTGGTGGATATCTACCTGAAAGATATGCCATCAGTTTAAATACGGCAGGACAGAGCGGTTGGGGTGTTGCAACTGGGAATGTCGGTGATACAAATGCTTTAAATACAAACTACACAATTGGCTATTCACTGCTCGAAAGTTTGATGCCAAGCGGAACTACTTGGCTTTTTCATATTCGCTCTGACAACGACACATTCGGTAAGTATTCAGCTAATTCAAACACTGTGTCAATCCAGGTTGGTGTTTCTTCAAGCACTACGACTACTAGCAGTTCAGTGCCAACTAGCAGTTCAGTTCCTACGAGTAGTTCAGTAGCACCGGAACCAGAACCAGGGACAACAACCACAGAGCCAGTGGTAGTAGTCGTCCCTGTATCGCCTGAGCCAGAGACCACAGTCCCAGAAGACACCACCCCAGCCACAGAAGAGACGCTGCCTGAAGAAACAGAAACAACAACTGTAGAAGAAGATACAACGACGACAGAACCTGAAACAGAATCAACTGAACCTCCTGTAGACACTATACCAGATGAAACAACTGATTTCACTGACGAAGAAATAAATAATATTATTGAAGACATAGATATTACTTCTTCGGAGGAAGTGGCCACAGTACTAGAAGACATTTTTGCTTCTGATATATCTGCTGAACAATTAACAGAGGTACTCGATACTGTGTTTACTGCAGATGCAGATGCAGAAGTATTAGTGGCAGCTCTTGATACAGTGTTGTCAGCTGACGTTTCTGTAGAAGAATTTGCTGCAGTTCTTGACGCTGTGTTTGATGAGCCATTATCTGACGAACAGTTTACTGCAGTTATAGATTCTATTATCACAGAAGATATAACAGACGAACAATTTACTGAAGTTTTGAATGTTCTTGAATCCGATACTGTATCTGAAGAACAAGTTGCTGAAGCTGTTGATGCAGTACTTGAAAACGGTGTAACAGAAGACCAGGCAACCGCCCTTGCTAGCAGTTCTAAAGTTCTCGAAAGTATTGACACCACTCAAGCAGAGGCTGTGTTCGAAACCATCCCAGTTGAAGACTTAACCGCAACAGAAGAAGCAGCTCTCGTTGAAGCCGTAACTAATGCTCCTGAGGAAATTAAAGAAACTTTTGAAGAGACCATTGACGTGTATGGTGAGGGTCTGGATGATTACGTGCCAGTCGGCTCACAGGTTGACGTAGGAGCTCGTAGAACGCTTATAGCAGCCACCACAGCGGTTGCTGGCGTTGCTGCAGCTGCAGCCACTGGGGGGCCTTCTGGAGGCTCTACAGGAGGCTCTGGAAGCGGTTCTGGAGGATCTGGTAGTTCTAGCCCAGAAGGACGCAGTAGGAGAGAAGAAGAGGGAGAAGAGCCAGCTGGAGAAATAGCAGGCTTGGATGACGAAGACGACGAAGAATATACAAGAAACAGCATATTTAATTATTACCTGGAGGAGGGTACATGGAAGAGAAAAATAAGTTGGTTCGGACTAGTAAGAAAGTTCGTTAATGAAACAGCTGCACTATCATTCACGTTAGCTGGTAGCGTTGTTGTATTCATTACATTGTCCGGCGACACAAGAAAGACAGCCATGATAGCAACAGGCGTTGCCCTAGCTGTCCACTACATACATGTTCTTTTAAAAAACGACGAGGCTTAAATGAGTAGAATACTTTCTGCAGTAAAGGATCCTAAAACAGAAGAGATAAAACTTTCTGTTGAAAATTTTTTAAAAGAAGTATCTAAAGCTGAAAGAGAGTTATTTTCTCACCAAGAAGTGGAGAACATGTTATTAGATCTATATAATCTAATAAAAAAATAAAAATCCCTATATAGGGAAAAAGTTCAAAAATGGAAAACCCCCTTAAAAATTTTTTCTCATTTTAACCCTATATAGGAATTTTAAAATGAAATATGGTATTATATAAATATGGCAATTATTCCAAATAAAAGTGGATATATCTATGAAGGCAGCAAAGATCTACTCATAGATACTGACGATGTTAAAAATATTTACTTAATTGAAAATTTTATCTCAGAAGAAGATTTACTCACTATTGACAAAGGAATTAAAGATGGAAACTTTGTCATAGATAAATATAAAATGCATGAATACCCTTTAAGGGCCTATTTGGTCCAAGATTGTCATCCAGACGATCCAAACTTTAATCAAAATACCAGAGACTTACTAGAAGTACTTATTAAGTATAGGGACAAGGTTCAACTTCTTCTGGAAGAAACATTTGAATGTGAATTAGAAAAATCTGAAATAAACAGCATTACCGAATATAGAACAGGCTCTATGCTAAATGAGCACGCAGATAAGATCTGTGAATCTTGGAGAGATGTCAGCAATATACTATATTATAATGATAACTACACTGGTGGAGAAATATTTTTTAGCCAGTACGATCTTGAATTCAAGCCAAAAGCTGGTTCAGTGTTAATATTCCCAGCAGGTGGAAATTACGCTCATGGCGTAAATCCAGTAACATCTGGTGATCGTTATGTCACAACAACTTTTTGGGTTGTAAAAAAATGGCTAAATAAGCCGTACTCTTAGTCTTCTAATTCTTCTTCTTTAGAATTACGACCAGTAGATATCATTAGGCCAGCAAGTGTTCCAGTGATAAAGGTGGCAACGCTAGAAAGAACTCCAAAAAACATTTTGTCATTTTCAGCTTGAGCGCCAATTGGCTGTGTGACAAACACTAATGCGTATAAAACACCAATTGTTGTTAGTGTTAAAACACCAGCCAAAACACATCCAACAACAAATTTTAATCGAGCATCAAGTTCTTCGGGTGTTAGTCTTTTTTTCATGGCGCTACCGTTTCTTGTGTAGGTGTTTCTATTGTTGTTTCGCTTGGATCGAAACCAAGCAATGTTTCTGTGCACATTCCATCTACTAGACATAATGGTGGATTACACTCCTCTGCTTCCCAATTCTCTGGATCTTGACACTCATATCTATAGCTTCCGTCATAGCCGCAGGCTGAAACTGCAATCAGCATGATTGGAAGCAGTTTAATTAATCGTGATGACTTGTACATGCACTATAACCCATTAATTCGTTGCAAGTACAACTGTTCAAACATGAGGTTTCACAATCGCAATGTGCGCATTTGCACTCAGACTTTTCACT